CTGCATTAGAAAGATTTATTGCATTTCTAACTTCAGGAACCAAAGTAATTTTTTCAAAGTTTTCTTTCAAAAACTCTTGAAGTTGAGGAGAAACCTCAACAAGTTTTTGAAACTCAGAAGACTCGACAATCTTCTCAACGGCTGCTAACCTACTAGACTGTTCGTAGAGTCTAGCTTGAACCGTTGATAGTTTTAAGCGATTCTCCCAAAGAGATAATACATCAGAGAAGGACTCATCAGCAGAAGAGTACTCTCCATAATGAATGCTTTCAATAAAAGTGGAAATTTTTTCACTAACAAAAGAATCAAGCTGTTCTCCGTCTTCAAAAACGGAAGAATCTTGAACCTTGATAGAATCAAGGGCTACATCCTGGTCAGTGGAGTAAGTCCCACTAATAACTTTACCACTCTCTGTGAGGTAGGAAACTTGTGAATTATTGCTATCAATAGCAAACAAGCTTACATTTTCTCTCAAAGATCTGGCTATGCAATCACCTAACTTAACAAGGTGAGTAATAGTTTTATCTCTTTCTTCAAATAGTTTCGAAAACATTTTTAATCTCCATTTTTACGAACTCTAAACTTATATATGTTAGTTTTTAGTCGTGGGTTCCGCTTTTTCTTGTTGTTTTTTAATTATTCTAGAAATAACTGCTTTTTTGTCATCTTCTAGAACTAAATCTCGTAAGGATTCCAACTCAGAACCCCTTTCTTCATTTGCAGTCGGAGGAGCATTTTCAGCAGACTCCTGACCACCAGCTTCTCCTGGAGCAGGGCCAGCCGCCTCGGCCTGTTCCTGCTGTTGCTCCATATCCTTCTGCTGATCTTCTTCAATTTCAGATTGCATTCTACGGATTTCTTCGTCTGTCATATCATAGAACTCTCTATAGATGGATTCTTTAGAGAAAAGAGCCAAACCCTGAACAGCTTGAATAACTCTAGTTTTTTGCTCATCAATATCAAGTTTTCTCTTAGCTGACATATCGGAAGGCTCAGGAAGAGAAATCTTTAATTTTTTAATAAGAGAAGCAGGAAATCCTCGTAATTGTAAATGACGCTTTGCTAAACTCTCTAAACCAGCTTCAATATCAATCTGAACTCTTTGAATAGTTCTAGCAAATTTAACATCAAGCTGGGAAAGGTTAGCTTTTCGTTCTGGTGACTTATCCTTTTCCACAAGGTAGTCTTTCGGGACTTTTAAGGCAGCAAGAAGCTTATCTCTGTAATATCTAACATCCTCAATTTCTCCTAAGTTCGTTGCCCCAGGAAGCGTATCAATTTTAGTTCCCCGCCCATTCTTGGTTGGAACAAAGAAGTCCTCATCCATAGACATTGGGTTGTATCGTGAATCAATCGTCCCTTTAGGAGAATTGTAATATTTCTCTTTCTTAAACTTCTGCTTTAATCTCTCAATAAACATCTCAGCCTTACTGGTGGGGAGATTTCCTGTATCAACATAGAAGATGCGTCTTTCAGGAGCCCGTGAAAGTCTATAAATCATCATCGCATCTTCCATCATCTTAAGAGAGCGGAACACACGATGACATAAAGCAGCAATAGACTTGCCATAAGGATAGAAGATCGGATCAGAGGTGTGAAGTCTGAAATGAACAATTTGGTGCTTATCAAGTTCAATGTACTTAAGAGGTCTAGCCATTTCAGACTGACCCACTTCAGAATACTGAAGGGACTCTAAATTAGGAATCTCTTGTAAGAATTTTTTAAGATACCCATATTCATTTTCTACCCTAAGAATCCAGTTAGGGTTGAGTATTTTAAGCTTTTTAATACCCTCCTCTGGCTTATTAACATCTAAAACGAGTTCCGTAAAACAATCTCCGTACTTAACAGTATTTCTGATAATATCCCAAAGAAATCTATGTAAATTAATTCTTTCAAAAAGTGTGGTAACTTCATCAACAACTAAATCATTTTCAGATTTAATAGTCCAACGCTCTGATCGCGTTCCTTTTTGAGAGGAATCATCAGCATAAATATCAAAGGCTGCGCCAATCTCGGGATACTCATCCATCTCCTCATATTCTTTATAGCGTCTTCTTCTATTAAGTTCAAGCTGGGGAAGAATTGGGTTTCTTTGTATCCCTCCAACAGCGGGTGCCCCATCAGTTTCTTGATCTTTGATAACCTCAGTGCTAATAACCGTGTCCCCAGCATCAGGAACCACCTTGCCCTGATCAATTGCTCTTTGTACAGTAACTTGAGCTTTTGTTGCAAAAAATTTAGCAAAGAAGCGACCTATAGGACCTGTGGGAGTATAAAGCCCTCCTGCCCGATTCTGGGTTCCACCAAAAGTAGTATAACCACTTTCATTTAATTCGTCATTTACTTCATCAGCCATTTAAAATCTTCCTCTGTCATGCCCCCATATGCTGTTTTAAAATTATGCTTGTAATTTTTACTTGGCATAAGGGGTTTTTGTTCTTTTTCAAGCTTTGATACAAACTCTATTTGAGTTGTATCTAATAAGTTTTTATAAGCATGAACGGCTAATGCAAGGCTCATAACAAGATCATCATGATAATTCTTTTCTGCCTCTACTTTTCCGTTCTCGTTTATAATGAAGGTCATTAGTTCGTCACAAGTTCGGGTCGAATTAATCTTAATTAAATCAGTCCTAATTGCTTCTTCTAGTTCAGCTAGTATACTTTCTCTATTTTTTGCTGTAACCTGAAAACCAAGGTCATCCTTGTCATCAGCCCACAGATTCTCGTACTCATAAATATTATAGAGCCAGTCGATTAAGTTATTTCCAATAGTATTCCGCTCACAAATAATGTGCGCTACATTATATAGCATACCTTCATTAAATAAAATTTTAGCAAAATCATTTATGGGAGTTCTATTAGAATAAAATTCGGCAACTTGCTGTCCATTGTACATATTGATCACATGAAATGCTGAGTAATCCCTATCTCGACCTAGCGAGGTATCGCAAGAAATTAAATACTCATACTGGGGTTTTGCTTCTTGCCAAACACGCATTCTATTGTTGTATTTGGTGAAATACTCCTCACTTGTTTGGGATGAGATTGCCTTTAGAATCTCTCCCTCAATGTAAGTATCTCCTGTTCCAAGGAAGGAACATTCATATTCCTGCAACCACTGCTTCATAGGCATATTTGCCTTAGTGGTTTCCTCCCACTTATGGATATCCAAACCCTTTTCTTTCATAACCCCATAGAGATGACTATAATTTTCATTATAATTATATTCAGGATGTTCTTGCCATCTAATATCAATAGGGTTAAAAGAGTTATCCCCAGTCAGGGCTTTTTGATAGACTTCATGATACCAATTACCAATACCATTAACGGTAGAGAGAACGAAAGCGCGACCTCCTGTGGAGATAATGGGATAGACAGCAGCCCAGATGGTGTCAATATTTTCAATGAAAGCAGCCTCGTCAACTATGAGGAGTGATCCCGCCAAAGAACGACCTGATTGCTTACCTGACGGACGCGATTTAATCGTAGAGCCTGTCATCAATTTAAGAGTATGCTTATTATCTTCCTGAATTCCTGGCTTTAGAAAAGAGGGAAGTTCATCATACATAAGCTTAATTCTATCTAGAACCTCTGTTGATTCTGCATCACCCTTAGAAAGAATAACAACTTGCTTGTGCTTCTGAAATATGATCATCCACAGAGAGTAAGCGGCTGCGATTGTAGTACATCCTGCTTGTCTAAACTTTCTCAGGATGTTAAATCGATTCCCTTCTAAGTTTTCAAGGATTCTTTCCTGGAAAGGATACAAGTTAAATGGAACTAGCCCCCTGACTGGGTGCGTAACTTTGATATAGGTTGAAATAAAATGAAGAGGGTCCGTAGTACATCTCTTAAATTCTTCTAATAATCTTTGATTTTCCATAAAAACCGCATTTGCTTATCATATTATAGTATATGAACATACACGCTGTTATATGTACTAGAGATAGGAATAATGTATCTCCAACTACAGACAAATTAGTTAGCTTTTTGTGTACTTGCAACATTGGTGTATACATCCTTTCCGATGCAAAGTCTTTATTTTTAGCCTATGAGGGTGCTTTTAAAAAAATAAACCCAAAACCAGAAGACATAATTATATTTTGTCATGATGACATTGAAATTCGAGAAAACCCAGAGAATTTTGTAGCTAAACTGAAAGAAGGTTTGTCCCAATCAGAGGTTGGTTTTGTAGGAGCAGCAGGAACTATGGAATTAGGCTCCGATGCTGTGTGGTGGGATCAGACTAGGTGGCAATATGGGAAGCATAGAGGTGAAGTAATTCACTTAGACCCAACAGGGAAGGAATATATAACCCAATATGGTCCTCCAGGAGATGTTGTTGTGCTTGATGGGCTATTTTTAGCAGCAAAACGAAAGGTTTTAGATGAAATAGGCTTAGAAAAGCCAGAATACTTTGAAGGAGAGTGGGATTTCTATGATATCCACTACACTTCCCAAGCTTTTCTTAAAGGATTCACTAATAAAGTGATAAATCTGCATATTTTACACAACTCTAGGGGAGAATTGGTCGGACGAGACTCTTGGCACAAAAATAGGGAGGCATTTATAGCAAATACTGATCTCCCAATAGAGATAAAAGAGTAAAAAAGAAAAACTCTCCACCAAAACTGATGGAGAGTAGGTGCGAAGTCCCAAACCGCAGAAAGGCGTAGGGCACCGTCTCTGCTGTTGGTCTATTTCTTCTTGCTGGTCTTCTTAGACGCTTTTTTCTTGGCTACTGGAGCAGGAGCGGGGGGTTCAACTACCTCTCTCTGAGCCATCATAGCATCCAATTTACCCTGAAGAACCTTGCGG